TGTCATAACAAACCTTATGGAGTAACAAATGCGCCAATATTAGCGAGTGCCTTAAAGTTTCCTGAAGAATCTAACGAAGCAACGTTGGTGCCGTTATAGCTAAAAAACAAAGTTGCACCACTTGGCGTGATATTCCATCCACCTGCGTTAGTTATCCGTGTAGCATTTGTAGAGTTCGTAGCATTGGTCGCATTAGTAACCGCTGTTGATCCAATCGCTGTAGCTATCTCTGAGCCTGATGCAACGCTGAAGTTACCTGTGCCATTGCCATATACAACACCTGTTAGTGTTGCCACGCCAGTACCGCCACGCGCAACCGTAAGAGTTCCTGTTGTTCCACCCACAATTGGTAAAGATGTGCAACTTGTTAGCGTTCCAGAGCTAGGTGTTCCTAAAGCTGGAGTGACTAAAGTTGGTGATGTTGCAAATACCAAAGCACCAGAACCTGTTTCGCCTGTGACTGCCGCCGCTAAATTGGCGCTTGTCGGCGTCTCCAAGAATGTTGCCACACCAGTTCCAAGTCCTGAAACACCTGTTGCTACTGGTAGACCAGTACAGTTAGTCAATGTTCCTGAAGTTGGCGTTCCTAAAACTGGCGTTACCAATGTTGGAGATGTGCTTAATACGGTATTGCCTGATCCTGTTGATGTTGTTACACCTGTACCGCCAGAAGTTACTGGAAGCGCTGTGCCAAGCGTCAATGATGCGGCATAAGTTGTTACGTTAACAACGTTTGTACCGTCATTAAACACAATCATTGACTTACCAGCAGGAACGGCAACGCCAGTTCCAGTAGCATTTTTAATGGTAATTGCGTCAGCGCACGTATTATTTACAATGTATTGCTTTTCAATCGCTGGAACAATAAGATTCTGCGCACCGCCTGATGTACCTGTAAGGTTTAATCTTAGGTTGCGGGCTGTTTGAGAGTTATTATTATCAGACAGCGTAAGTGTTACTGTAGCGCTAGAAAAAGCAACATCTGCGCTACCAGTGATGGCCTCTTCAATTGCAGTGCCAAGGTTAGTGTTAGTTGTATCGCCCCAGGCGTTTGTTTGCTCACCTGTTGTGATTAACTCTATCTTTAGTGCTGAGTATGTACTTGCCATAATTTATCCTTACGCTGCTATATCTATCCAGTTTGGCGTCTGCGTATCAGTTATTGCAGTCCACACTGGGGTTTGCCCATCATTAATATCCTGCCAGTTTGGATTCTGATTATCTGGAATCTGACCCCAAACTAAAACTTGTCCAATGATACCCGTTCCTACAACACCTATCGGATATACATTTCCTTTTGAAACTACTGTAACAGATCCTACCGCACCTGTAGCCTGAAGTCCAGTCACATTTACGTTAGCTGTACCTGAAACCTGCTCTTCACCAAGAACCGTTGTTCCGACAACTCCTGTGACGCTGATGTAGTTATTAGTGATTAAACTAATCTGGCCTAATACAACTGTTCCAGCAACACCAGTAACGTTAACAACAGCCCCACCAGATACTGTTTCCTCGCCTAAAACAACCGTTCCTACTACGCCTGTAACATTAACGATAGCCTTAGATTCAATTTGAACCGTTCCTACTTCGCCAGTAGCTTGAACACCAGTAACATCTACATTGGCATCTGCCTGTACTTCTTCTTCGCCTAAAACAGTTGTTCCAACAACACCCGTAACCTGAATATTGTTGTTTGTTTGTGTGGTTACTGTTCCAACAATCCCTGTAGCTTCGACACCAGTAGGCGATACATTGGCTTCTGCAACGACTGTTACGTTACCTAGTGCTGTAGTTCCAAGTACGCCTGTAACTAGAACATCAGCTTTAGCATCAACCTCAACCGTGCCAACTTGTCCCGTTGCCTGAACGCCTGTTAGAGATACATTAGCCTTAGCGCTAATGGTAACGTTACCAGTAAATCCAGTAGCCGTAACGCCTGTTACGTCAACAGAGACGTTAACTTGACTTTGCCCAACCGAAGCAAACGGGGCGCCGGCTAAGGGAAAATCTGCGAACATTATTTAGCCTTTAAAAGTTCAATTTCTTTTTTAAGCTCTACAACCTGTTTTGCTAATTCAATTGCAGCTACTAAAGCGGCGTTACCGTATGCAAGAGAAAGCGTACCATCCTCACCTGTTTGAACTGTTTCAGCTAACAGCTTTTGCATATCCTGGGCTGAGGCACCAGCCTGAGTAGCTTCAATATCTGTACGGTCATAAATACCTGATTTAACCTTAGCAAGCTTTTCAATAAAACCTTCTTGAACAGGTCTCCAGTTTTTCTTTAGAGTCTCATCTGAATAAGCTGTTACGTTACCAGTCATGGTAAGGTTTCCTGAACCGTCCATTGAAAACGCATTTGCTGTAGCTGACCAACCACCAATTACAAAAGTGTTGGAAGTACTAAGACCCATATTAATAGCAAAAACTCCTGCTCTATGGAACGACATAGACGCTGGGAATGAAGCATTACCTCTACATGAAAACGAGCCAGTATCGTTTGCACTATTAATATCCGCTGTAGTAGCTGTAGCACCAGTAACCAGCCCACTAAAACTGCCAGTTGTTGCACTTACAGTACCGCCTGATTGGTTTGTTGCTGTAGTTGCTGTCGCCGAGTTACCTGTGCAAGAACCTGAAGAGCCTGTTACGTTACCTGTTACGTTACCTGTAAGTGCCGCTGTAATAGTACCTGCTGAGAAGTTACCAGAGGCATCACGAGCCACTACCTTAGAGACTGTATTGGCTGAAGTAGCGTCCACGGCGAAAGTTCTTGCTGTTGAACCGTCAAATGTTCCGCCACTAGTTAGGAAAGACCCAGCTGTTAAAGCCGCCGCCGTTGCGTTAGCGGTTGTTGCAGTGGTAGCAGTTGTAGCGTTACCCGACAAAGATGCTGTAATAGTACCAGCCGCAAAATTGCCTGATCCATCACGGGCAACAACTTTAGAAGCTGTGTTCGTTGTAGTAGCATCTACCGCCCAAGTTGTGGCAGCTGAACCGTTAAAGTTGTTACCAGTTAAATATGTGCCACGAGTAAGCGTGTTTGCAGTATTAGCTGTTACGGTGATATCTGCAGAACCATTAAAGCTTGTGCCGTTAATATTACGAGCTGTCTGTAATACCGTAGCAGTAGCCGCGTTTCCTGAACAAGAAGCAGCTGTCGTAGCATTTGTGGCATTAGTGGCGTTAGTAACAGCAGTAGATCCAATGACAGCAACTACTTCTGCGGCAGTAGCAGCAGAGAAAGCGCTAGTACCATTGCCGTAAGCCAAACCAGTCAATGTGCTTACTCCTGTACCGCCCTGGCTAACCGAGTTGGTTCCTGAAGTATGTGTCCCAAAAACAACCTTACCGTAGCTAGGTGCCACGCCAGCACCGCCCGATAACAGTACGTTACCAGTAGCGATATCAGTTAAACCAGCTAAAGTTCCTGAGGCAGAAGCGTAAACAATGTCGCCCGTTGTATAAGAGCTTAAACCTGTACCGCCATTAACTACAGGAAGAACTCCTGAAGCAATGTCAGAGGCAGATAATGTTTCCCAAGAAGGGGCCTGAGAAGCTGATCCAGTACCAACCTGACGTAGGTATTTTGGTGTAGTTGTTGTGTTTCCAGCTAATTTAGCTAGTGTATTTGTAGCAGAACTATAAAGAGTATCACCTGTTGTGTAAGCGTTTTGACCTGTGCCGCCGTTTGTAGCGCCCAATGAACCAGAAACAGCTGCGGATTGATCAAGAGCAACAGCGTTCCACTCAACCTGAGTACCGCCAGCGTTAACAAGTAATGATTTATAGCCAGCACCGATTGGTAATTTAGACCATGTATTGGTGGCTGAACCGTATAACAAGTCACCCGTAGTAACTGTATTGACTCCTGTACCGCCGTTTGTAGCCGCAACCGTACCAGTCAATGAAATGACTTGGCCTGTAACGTTAATCGGAGCTGTGCCTGTATAAACAACTCCGCCACTAAACTGGGTATATGTTAAAGACGTGTAGCCAATAATCATGGTGTTTGGTTCTGTAGTCAGAACATGCGAGTCACCAGCGTTTAGAGCGCCTTCTCTTGTAAAGAAGTAGTCACCTGTACCAAGACCATTAACATCGCCTGGGTTAACCATATTTGCATCAGTAGCACGCGTTAATACCCAGTTTGTTGAACCATCGCCAACTGTAGTAACTGTATAAACACCGTTTTCTGCACCGTTTGTCTGTAGGCGAACCATTACTCGATTACTTACACTTAAAGCTACGCTATCAATGGTTAACGCAGCCTGAGTACCCGCATTAGTTAAAGTAGCCCCAACACCAGAATTAGCTCGTGTGGCATAAGTTAAACCAGATGCGTTTGTTAAACCCGTAATCTCAGTACCATCAAAAGTTAAAGAAAGTGTTAACTGGTTGCTTGCAGGAACTGAGAAAACAAAGTAAGCAGTATTTGTACTTAAACCATTACCAGCAGTGGTAGTTAGCCAAATCTGGTCGTTAACAGACAAGCCATGCGTTGTAGATGTAGTTACTGTATCTGTGCCAGTAATGTCTGTTATGTTAAAAGTTGTACCACCTTGAACGTAGGTAGCATTTAGGTTTGCCGCAGTTTCAACTCTTACAGGTTCGTGAATATGCAATCCAGTAGTAACTTGGTTGTCAACATACTGTTTAGTAGCCGCTTGTAAAGCTGTTGTTGGGTTGGCGTCTAAAAGAACTGTTGAGCCAAATGTTGCTGCGCCTGTAATATCTAACGCACCACCAACTGTTAAATCTGCGTCTGTAGTAACACTTCTATCTGTGCCAGAAATACGTACGGCTTCATCAGTCGTATCCGCACCGCCAGCAAAAAGAACTATATCTTTGCTTGCTGTCTGGTTGCCAATGAAAAAGTGATCGCCATCATGGAATATATAGCCAGAATTTGGCGTAAAGATTGGGTAGTCAATACTTGTGTAATTAGACCCATTAATGCCCATATCTGTGAAGAAATTATCTCCATCAGTCGTATCATCGTTATACGCAACAAAGTCAGAAGATGCGGTTGTACCAGTGTTTTGGTTGAGAAGATAGATTTGAGCAAAAGAGTCAATGTTGCCAATGAACTTACCTAGCTCTGCGGGCAAAGAAGGTATCGTTGTAACACCAGAGCCAACAACAGTAATTGGGCCACCGTTAATTAGCGTCTCGCCGTTTGCTTCTTCATAAATAGCTTTTTCAGCAGGGTATACGCAGAAGACTTCTTTCGTGCCAGCTTGTAAATTTACAGCGCTGCCAGCATTGGACGAGGAAAGAATAGTTGTTCGGCTTAGTGTTGTACCAGAAGACGTGTATGTACCAATACCAACTTCCCAATCGCCCGTGGCTGGGTCAGTAATGGCATAGTACGTTGTATTACCATTGCCAATAGCGGCAAATGATTGGTACCCAGTTGCGGCACCAGCAAGGGTAAGAGTTCCCGTGCCAGTGGTCGTGCTGGTTACTTTAACACGGTCTTTTAATACAAGAGCCATGTGAGACTCCTAAATTTAAGCGATACGAATAATGGCGTTTGATGAATCAGCAGCTGGGAAAATGATTGTGAAATCACCTGCCGTAGAAGTCTTATCACCACCGAAGGCTAGTACAGCAACAGACTTGTCAGCTTGCGTGCTGTTGTAAATTAGCGCGCCATTAGCTGTAATTGTTGCGTTTGACCATGTTGTATCTGCAAAATCCAACCAAGCTGTTGTGCTTGTTGATGTTGGCGCTTGAGAAACAGTCAAAGTGTTACCACCAGCTGAGTAGTTACCTGTTGAGGGTACTTCATTAGAGGTAGTGTATGCAGTAGTTGACGCATCTAAAGTTGCTGAGCTTGTATACAAAGCAATCTTAAAAGTATCAGCGGTGGTGGCTGCACGTATTACACCTGTGCCAAAGTTGTGTGTTCCAGTAAGGATTTGCACCTTAAAGGAAGTTGTCATTGCTTGTGAAATTGCCATTTTTGGCTCCTTATTCGTTCAAAAGTTTAATTAATTCCGGATGACCAGCTTGAGTCAATCGGTTTGCTAAAGTAGTCCTATCAGACTGGATTGCTTCTTTCATGTAACGCACCAATACGTGACGGATGTGTTCTCTGAAAGCTTGTGCCTGGTCTCGAATCACTGGGTGAGTTTCATTACCAATAGAAATAATTTTATCAAGCGCTCTTTCAGCTATCTCTTCAGGAGAAAAGCCACGTCCACTGGTGGTTTGAATTACCACGCCGCCTTCTAATATTGTGCTTTCTACGCTACTCATCTAACTTGATCCCTAACTTGACCACTACGGTAAGCATCGCGACGGTTTTTGCCGTCAGCCAATTGTTTCAATAAAGTCATTGCTTCGTTGTAACGTTTCTCGTAATTAGCAATTACATCTGGCTCTGACTTCATAAACGAAGCCGCCTCTAATAATGATCCGTACAACAATGCTGATTCAAAATTATCACCCAACCAACTTGTACCAGCGGTAACAATTGATTGTGGGTAGTAAAAGTAATGTAATTCTACTGCGTAATTAGCATCAGGAGTAGGGCCTAGAATGAATGTATTCTGGTCAAACTGGGCGTAATACTCAGGCTCGCCATAAAAGGCTGCATCTGTATCTGGAAACGCTTCACGGATAAAGTTCACATCCTTGTTAAGCAAGAACATGTATTCGTTATTTGCATTAATCACAGCCATGCTAAACGTTGCCAACCAATCTGATGGGCATGCAAGGTATTTATTACCAGAGGTGCAATTGCCTGTTACGTTCTTACGAAGAGCAGGTAACTGTACTGAGTTATAAATACGTTCTTCAGCATTTTCAACAAAAGTAGATATCTGGTCAGCAGATGTAAACGATCCAGCCGTAGCTGGAAAGTCGTTCTCCGCATAACCTTTAATGGCTGATGTGAGCTGTGTGTAATTCATTAAGCCATCGGCCCTCTAGCTTTAGTGCCTTTGGTTGCTGCGCCTGTACCACGAATCTTGATTTCGCCGTTCTTGTTAATAGGCTCGCAGTTACCTTTGCTATAGCCACCAACAGACATGTTAACTTTGTCAATGCCGTTACCAGGTTTAACCACCGCATCTTTAGCGTTATTCATCTTTTTACCATCCATAGTATGTGGCTCAGCATATACAGAAGCTGGGCCTACTTCTTTACCGCCTTTTTTCATACTGTAAGCCATGATTAACCTCTCTTTTGAGCGGCAACTTTAGCTAAGCCACGACCCATAGTCTTCATGTCAATGTTGCGTTTACCGCCACCTGAAGTTTTTGTGCCTTTGCCTTTTAAAGCTGCTACTGTTGGGCCGTCATTGCCCAAGTTTGTACCGTCTGTCTTGCCTTTTTTTGCAATACCATCGGCTGCGCGTTTAAATCCCATGATTTACTCCTAAGTAATTGTTACTGTGACTATACCGACTTGTCCTGATGCAATCAAGTCATTTGGTGTTAAAGGTGTATCAAATCCTCTAGCACCACCTACAGGATTCCAGCCCCACTGAAATACTCTACTACCACCAGATGGATCTCCAGTGGCATTAACACTTGGACCTACAGTATCTGTTAACTGCAAACCATTCAAACCAGACTGTAAATAGCTTACGTCAGGGCGCGGCTCTCGAACAGCTTGAGGGTCATTTACTGGGTATAAACCAAGTGATAACTGCGGCTGATCAGGTTCCCAACACTCTGGGCAAACTTTGATACTAACTTGCTGTTGCTTAATTACTAGTTTTCTGAGCTGTTTTAGCTTATAGCGTTGCCCACATCTGTCGCACTCAGCAATTGCAAACTTACCGGATGCAAACTTATTAGGCATAGAAGTTAGCCCTTGGTACAAATCTTACTGATGCTTTCTCACGGTCTTCAGTAGACGCCATTGCCCACTGCTCTTCGTAAGACATCTTCAACATTTCAATACGGCTTGTTGCCTCTGGAATCTTTAGTGACAAGTAATACGCCAATCCAGCAACCATACATGGCAGGAATCTGAATGGGATATCTTGTGTATTAAGACCATTACCAGCGTCCTGAATACGTCTTAAACGCCAATAAACGAATGTATAGTACGGTGCAGCCAAGGTTCCTTGGTCTGGTGAAGGCCAGAGGTTTATCTGTGGGCTGTCTACGCCTGTTGTAGCATCTGTGCCATTTGGACGTCCACCAGCAGGATATTTAGCTCCAGACTGACGATTGACCCAAATTTGAATAGGACGGCCTGTAGCAAGTTTATTTGGGATGGTTGAGTAAGTAGACTCACTAATACGGCTGATGTTAATGTCGGTCTGATTAGGGCCTGTGCCGGTACGAATAACATGGTCAAGAAGGTCAATGGTATCTACAGGAAGGTCATAAGTAATCTTGTTCTGATAAACAGGGAATGATCCTTGCTCAACAGTCCATAGATTAATGCCACGGTTAGCCCATTCAATGGTTAACAGGTTCAATGAACGACGCGCTGTACGCATATCGTAGCCTGAACGTAACTCTGTACCGCATCTCTCAAAAGCCTCTTCTATGAGGTTATTAAGGTCTAGGTTGAACGAACTTGTTCCGCTTGTTGTCATTTAGCTGTCCTTGCTGACTTCTTAAATGCTTCGGCTGTAGGGGCGCCTTTAGTTCCTGGCTTTCTCATTTTCTCACCAGAACCAGCGGCTATGCGTTTTTTCTTCGCATGGATGTTGGCATATAGACCATTAACGGCACCACCTTCAGCATACTGCGTAAAGTCAGTATCATCACGTCTAGCCTTCCTCTTGCCTGAAGGCATCTTAGAAGGGGCTATAGCGCCCATACCACGAGAGGGTCTCATACCATTCTGCCTTTTGTTTTGCCTTTAACAGCACAACCATCTGCACGTTTAGAAGCTGAAGACTTAACTGACCCACCTTTTTTAAAGCCATAATCAGACTCTTTTTCAGTTTCGTAAGAGTTTTTCTTTCTCTCATCTTCTCTGTTTAACAGGCGTGTATCAGCAGCGCTTAGTTTTCCCAAACGAGTATTAGACGGCATATTTAAACGCGACCCGGTAAATGCGCCACCAGTCAAATCTTTTTTAAGTTTTTCAGCAACCGCTTTGCCAGCTTTAACACCTGCACGAACTGGAGCCATAACTAAATCACGGTCTTCCTCGTTTTCTTTGCGGGCGATTTCATCAACTAAATCTTGTGGCAACTTTCCACCTTCAGCATATTTTTTCATTAGCAAGCCCCGCCTTTTTTCATCTTAACCATAGTTGCTCTAGTCTTACCGCGAACTGCGCAACCATCAATAGAACCGCCTGATTTAAGCTTGGTTAGGTTAGTTTTTTTACCGCCATGAAGCTGGTCATCGTGCATTTTGACAGCCTTCTTCACAACTTTTTTGTCCATCTTAACGTCTGAGTGTTTCATGATTAAACAATCCTTCCGCGTGTTTTACCTTTGGTTGCAATGCCGTCACCACGACGTGATGCGGTTGATTTTACTGCTCCGCCAGCTTTATAAGCCTTGGCTTTTACTTTACCGCCACGCTTCATACCTAAACCAAAGTTTGTTGGAGCGGTGCCGTATGATGAATTTGAGTCTTGCTGACCTGGAGTTGAAACAATGTTCACAGCAGGAACTTGTGATGTCTGCTCATTAACAGGGCGAGACATACGCACATCTCCAACTGGAGGTTGCTGGTTTAGTTGCTGAGCTTGCGGCTGGTTAAACGCGCTTGTAACGCCACCTTCGGCAAAACGTTTAGCTTTTTTATCTGCTTTCATGAAATCCTCTCCCACTGATTGTGGTACTTTAACTTGTTTGGCGAACTTTGGCGAGTGTGCCACAGCGCGCATGAAATCTGCTTGTTTTTTACTAGTTGATGGCACTTCGTTGATCCCTTATAAAGTCGTCTAACTTAGCTTCCATACGGTCAATTCTATCTAGCACGCGGTTGATGTCGTTATGCACATCAGCTTTGGTAACATATTCCTTGGCAATTTCTTCACGGGTTCTGTTTAACAAAATCTGAATACGGTTTAACTCTGATGATTTTTCTTTTAAAAAGAAAGCCAGCATACCAACCAATGTCGTAAGGACTAAGTTCCATAACATCATTTCCATCAGACCATCTTCCCTTTAGTCTTGCCACGGACTTCGCATCCACCACCACGAATAGCCCCGCCTTCTTTGCAATTCCAAGCCCGTAAAGACTTATTAATGCGTGAGTCTGGATCATTAGCTGTCTTAGCTGAAGTTAACTTATTCTTCATGCCCTTCATGCGGGCGCAGAAAGAATCACGGCGTGAGCCACCCTCTGGTTGAGGACGCTTAAGCCCAGGTTTCCCTGGGTTAGCTGCATTGTAGGAAGCCCGTCCTTTGGCGTTCAAGCCTCCAGATTCTGACTTACCTTCTTTGCGAGTCCAAGCTGGCGACTTAGCCATAAAACACTGTAACCGTCATGTTAGCTGGGGTAGTAGCGTAAATACCGTTATCACAGCGAATACCTTCGCCAGGAATAACAACAGTACTTGCACCACCTGAGCTTGCAGGGATTACAAGAGAAAAAGCAACCGTGCCAGCAGCACCATTACGTAAAATTAAAGTGCCACCAGCGGTAGGAATACCAACAACCATGCCCTTTATGCGTGCTGGTCCAGCAAATACAGCTGTATCAGTAGCCGATGCAGCAATAGCCGTTGACTTTACATCATATTGCATACCCATAATTACTCCTGTTTGTTTGGCTCAGGTACGTTTTCCAAAATAGTAATACGAATTTTTAAATCCGAATTTTCTTTTGTCAAAATCGCTACTGCGCTCATTGCATGGTCTCTTTGACTCTCCAGAAGCCCAAGCATTACCTGAACTTCTGGGTCTTTATGAGTCAACATTAAGCAGCTCTGGTAACCAACTTCCAAACTGGACTTGTAATTAAGCCTGTTTGAAGATAAAGGTTTGCACCTGTGCTATCAATGTACATAGAACCAGGACCAGCAAAGTTGTCGCCGGTTGTGCCGTCAACAGGAGCGCCTGTATTAACCATAACTACAACGTCATCTTCCATACGGATATTAGCTTTGGTGTATGCTTTAACGCCAGAAGGACCACCAGCATCAAGTACAGGGTCTTGCATCTTTAAGTCAATACCATATTCAAAACCAGAACCAGCAGTAGTTTGAGCCATTGCAACACCAAAAGCGCAACGAGCAGTGGTTACACCAGAATCGCCGTCCATAAATGCCATAACAGCAGCATCGCCTGATAGAGTATTGGTGTTAATAGTACCTAGTACACCAGCCATTAAACCAAAGTTAGCGTATGTACCAATAACTGCAAACTCACCTACTGTTCCAGCCATGTGGTTGAAGGTAGTAGAAGGAGCTACAGCGAAAGGAGCGCCACACTGGACACGTCCAAATACAGAAAAAGCTTCGCCAGGAACTGTGTAATCGCTTGAACCAAAACCTGTGGTTGGCATTACACGGGCATAGAAGCCAGAAGCTGCTGTTCCCTCATCGACCGAAATTACGGTTCCTGAATTAATAGTGGTAGGAGTTAAAGGTTGTTGTGCGCTTGCGTCTCCGCCTTGATAACCAGCCCGCACTGGGCCTGAAAAAGTAGTACGTGCCATAATAAATTTCTCCATACAGAGTTAAGCTTATTAGTCTTGTATGCGCCCCAT